ACTATTGTAGTCTGAATCATTAATAATCATACGGAACTCGTATGCCTTGCCCGTATCCTTAACAACAACATTGGAACCGGTGTGGTTGTTACCGCCAACCCAAGTGGGCGTAATCTGTCCGCCAATCCCCGGTCCGCGGGCGATTGCTCCGGACATCTGCAAATAAGTACTTGCGCCGGTGGTATAAAAGATGGCCGCGAGGGCGCCTTCGAGGGACCCTGAGGCACCACTAGCCCAAGAGGCATCATCGCTGAAGACGACGAGTCCCCATGCCTTGCCGTTCGTACCGGCGTCCCAGCCAGCAACGCCGGCGCCAGTGGCGGCGTCTGTATCTGTGCCTAATAAGCGGATGTATGTCAGCGGAGAACTATTTTTAAGGTAAGCTTGAGCAGCATATGCTCCATAGGTGGGGGCGGAGGTACTCCATTGACCCTTGCGCCACACATCACCGGCAACAGTACCTGGGGAGGGTGCACCAAAAACATTAACAAACTCAGAAAAGGAATTAACCGTCACTGGGCGCAGTGAAGGTCCCTTTTCGGCACGACCAATTACGACCGGTCCAATCCCTGCCGGGGTGGCTGGGACCTGTGAGTTATCAATCTCATTGACGAAAACTCCGGGTGATACAAATCTAAAATTTTTGACTGACATTCGTTTTTATCTCCTAAACCTGGGATATCGTTATTAAATAGTATTGAAGGCGCTCAATAGAATCTATTCTCTATAAAATCCATCCTTCAATGTCTCCGGTATATCACCGAAAATTACCTTTTCTTTGGAAAGCTTAAATTCCACAGCATTTTCGCGCTTAACAATAATGGGCTGATCCTCGTTTTCGCCTGCTCCAATTAAATATCCTAACACTTCAATATTAATCGTGTTTTCATAGTTGCGATGATCCATTCCCATGTTGGCAGCATTGGAAGCATTATTAAAATTTCCATCAATAAAAAGTTCATAATAATGACCTTCGCTAGTAATGCGTTTAGGTGTTCGGGAGTTACCGGGAACAGTGATAAAGGGGCTCATCATCTCGTTCATCTGCTGTTGATACTCGGAGCGCAGGGCCACTTCATAAGTTACAATAACCCACGTGGGAATAGGCATCGAAATAGAGTCATAAACAACCCTCTGGACCGACATATTTCGTGCATTAGTGTTTTTCATTTTACCAGCCACATTCTTATCGGGTCCATAGGAACGAGCGGCATAGGCATTTTGAAATTCAGCAGTCTTTTTCTGATTTATGTTCCGTGCCACGGTGATAACTCCGCCCCGTGCTCCGGACGTGGGATACAAATTAGCCCACACAGTGCCTTTGCGGGTAGGATCCTTAACCACAGTCGACCGATTTACTGTCATCAGCGGGAAAACTAGGGTTTGCTCATTCAAATCACGCAGTTCTTTATTTTGCCAAGCCTTAATTTGATATGCTCGTTCGGCCGTTACCCACAAAACAGGGACTTTTTTAAACCCATCGTTCGTAGTGGCAAACAAATTAAGCTCTTCATCAATAAATTTATAAAAAGCGCGGTCGATTGTTTCGAGAGTCGACGCTTCAAACTCAATTTCTTGAAGTTTCTCCTCTACGGAGTCATTACCCACATATGCATACTTCTCCGCCTTTGCAGCACGAATTTGCTTCTCCGATTTTTTGCTTCTTGCCATGGCTTATCCCCTCCTGCTATCCAACAAAAATGCCGGCAGGTACATTTTGAAGAACTTTGGCGGTCGAATCTTGCATCGTCGAATCGGTGGTGGCCATTTCGCTGTAAGTCAGCTCATCAAGGGTTGCCTTCAATTCTTCACGCAAAAGATCCTGCTCAGCCTTGGCTTGTGCAAGCAGATCAGATGCATTAAGTGTTACTGATTCGCCAGGAATAGGAACGGTTGCGAACTTACCACGAACTTGTCCCAAAATCTCTTTTGTTAAAGCTAATGCAAATCGGCGGATCCATTGCTTACCAATAGCGTTAATGTTTTCATAAGGAATGTTCTGAAATGGGAGGCTATTCATATTATTAACGCCTTCAATCCCAGAATTGGGCTGATCATCTCCTTCTTCCCAAGGATTAAACTGGTTTTCAATAGTAAACTCCACCCAAAACTTATCGGGACTTGTTACATCGGGGCGCGGGAAGAGTCGTAGCTGATTATTCTTTATTTCATACGAATAATGGGATGTTCGAGTCCAAATAGCATCTTCATATGCCATAGCTTGAAGTTTATTCTGCCACACCGGCACCAATTCAAAGGTAGAATCATCGGCGTACTGTCCATAGGTACGCATATTGCCCACTACCGAGAATCCACCATAATATCCATAAAAGCGCCACATTGCTCGTGGGCTCTTATAAAAGACTTTACGAATTACAACACGTTTATCATCAATTTGTCCGTAAAAAGAAGCAGACGTATCCGTTGCGGACGAAGAGGACAAGATAGTTTGCAAATCATAATCTTGTTTTCCTGAGATTGTTGTAAATGAGCCAGAATAGATGGGCAGCGTGCCTCCCAATCCCACTTCGGTAATGCTCCTCTCGGAGACCCGGCGCGCAAAACCATAATCAAAGCGCGGATACCGCAATGCGACGTTCACACCCTCCAAGCTATCGCCACTGACGATTTGTCCGTCTTGGTCGAATGACGCTGTGGTGGCGCCCATCAGGGAAGAAAGGGAATTCTTGCTTTGATGAATATTAACGATGTACGAATACTCTAGAACTGCTTCTTCATAGGCAGCATATACGTTGCCCTCAGCAAGCTCGATATCTAATACATCTCCGCCAAGCTTTTTATAAGTATAAGATACCTGATCGGCTGCACCAGATAAAAATGCATCCGAACCTGCATAGATCCCAAAGGGCAATGTCGCAGCAACACTAGACGCAGAGCCCGTTACTGTCAAAACATTTGAATTTGTTGTGGAAGCAGGATTTAAATTTGGAATGGCCATTAAAAGAACCTCTATTAAGCTACTACTAAATAGAAAGCCCCGCCTCAAAAGAGACGGGGCTTTAACTATTTTGACCTTACGTCAAATATGACTAAACTAGATCGCGAACGATAACCAGTCCATACATATCAGGACGCACCATCTTCTTGGCGTAACGGGTCATGACACCCTTGCGAGGTACGAAGTCCTCGACGCCGAAGATAGTAGGCGTGGTCTGCAGCGGCACATAAGGTGCGTACACATAGCCACTCTCAAGGAAGCTACTTCCACGACGGCCAACAAGGACCAGATTTCGTGGGAAGTAAGGATCGACGATGAGGTCGAACTTCTTCGAAAGCGAACCAACCTTCATAGCACCCGCGTCACCACGGTCACTATCAGCAGTCACATTGGCACGGAAGCCAGCCGTGAACTCAAGGATGTTGGCAACTTCAGGTGAAATCACGCAGAAGTTAGCAGCACCACGCAGAGTCTTACGGTGGATCTGTGCAGACACGTCGTTGATGGTCTCAACGAGAGTCTCATACCACTCACTCACGTTACCCGTGAAGTCCGGGGTAACACCCACACCGATTTCTCGGCCATTTTCACGGTTAAGGAAGCGACCCGGAGCACGGGACCAGTAGCGAGTACCAGCCTTTGCACCACGGACGAGGTCCTCAAGGATCTCGCGGTCAATTTCAAGAGCAACCTGCTCAGAGAGAATCTGAGTCAGCTCAACCTCAGCATCAAGGTTGTGGTAGGCATTGAGATCTTGTCCCAATTCCGGGGTCCACTTAGCCTTGAGCTTCTTGGTGATTGCCGTGACAGCCACGGAATCGACCTTGATGTCGATCTCGGGAATGTTCGGGTTGTTCTCCAAGCCCCACTCGGTAGCACCAACAACGGCGCCAAGAGCGTTAGCGGCATTAAAGTTATCAGTGATGGCATACGAAGCCGTGTCGCAAGCGGCGAGAGAGGTGTTTGCATTTGCAATAGAACCACTCTGCTGCAGAACAACAAGGATCTGAGTGCTATCACGGAAGTCCAGACGCGTAAGGCGACGGATGTGACGACCACCGAGGAGGGGCATCGTTCCGACTGCACCATCACCCAACTGAATGGAGATGAAGTCTTCCGCATTCCACTGATCAGTGTCAGCAGAAATGTCGCTGGCTGCAATTTGAGCAACAGCAACGAACGAGCCGGACAGTGTCGGATCAAACTGAACCAATCGATCACCATCATTCTCGGACTGTGCAAAGGTACGACTCGTGCCAGAGGCACCGTACCAACGTCCGCCCACGGTACCGGATGCAACGACTGTACAAGTGACAGCCGAAGAACCAGTCGGAGACGAATAGCCCTGGTTGAGGGCGTAAGGACCAGCCGAGGCATTGAGGAGCTCAGTACCACCGAGATCCACACCACCAGTCAACTGGCTACCAACCACACCACCACCGTAGAGCGACTGCTCTCCGAGAGTATATCCCTCAGTGTTGTCTAGACCTGGGGGGTTACCGGTAAGACCATAACCCAAACGGGGGAGTCCCGGACCACTGGTAGAAGTGGTAAAGTCCAGGAAGAAGATGAGG